TAATACCTAGGGGTTGGAATACCCAATTAATCGTGGCCTTCCTAAGTTTATCCAGAGATTGACTCCAAGATAAGCCCATATCGTGACATACAAGGCTATTACAGGCCACGTGTATTTGTTCGTCTCTGGAAATATCAGCTGATACCGTTCTGAGACCAGCATCACCACAAAAACGAAAGAAAGGCAATAAAACAAAGAATATAGCACGTTCAGCCACCAATGCTTTTAAAATAGTGTGGTCGGGGTGTGATTCCCATGCTTCTCTGAGTCTGAATGCTTCGTACTCAGCCGTAGGGTCAACCCCAATTGAATTAGCAATATACCCAAGAGCAAGGTCATGGTTTTCTTCGTCCTTTACGTTTGATTCTAGTAATACTCGTGCAGAGTTGGGAACATCTTTCCCAAGCGCCTCTGTAACCCACGAGCCAACTGGTAACTCCATGTGGCGTATTGCAAGGGCACGGTAGATGGTTTCTTCGGCACCCTCTTTGAGTTTACCAGCTGCAGTTTGTACGGGAGTCCACTTTCGTTTTCTCCCAAGTAATTTTTCATATGGATCTTTCATTATTCTTGACAATCACAGGTTACTGGCTCGTTTCCGAGGATACCCTGTAAGTAATCATCTACGTCTTCTTGATCTAATGCTGCATACGCATCTGTCTTATCTTGTACGTCTGACATAACTTGCAGGGAATAATAGAGGGAGGTCTGGGGTGACAGTAACCACTCTTCCACGAAGTTTCTGTCGTATGTAACAACATCACTCCAGCTATTAAATGAATAGCCGTGAAGAAGTCCCGAGGCATCGTACATGACCATCAGTTCATCTGCTACTTTCTTATAAGCAGTCCAACCGACTTTACTAGCAATCTCTACATCTCCATAATCATAATGTTCAACTCCAAATGTTCCAGAGTCTCTATCAACCGATTGTGAAATGGGAGGTGCTATTTCTGGGGTGCATGTGTACCCATCTAAATCTTTGCTTCTATAACTACAACTTGCAGTTGGTGCGATAGCAAATGCTCTAACCATACCATGATTACGAGCTATTATTGATGCAGATTCAATACCAATTTCTATTTCTTTGGCTATTTCTCCTGCAATACCAGAAGCTGGTTTACCGGCATTAATATCAGCTAATGCTTGACCAAACTCTTTATAAGTTACTTTATATCTTTTTAATAAATTGGCTAATCCAAGAAGTCCAAGTCCGACTTGCTTGTCCGTCTCTGAGGGGAGATATTCGCCAGTTGCCCCGACACCTGTGCGACTATGGAGCTCGCACAACTGGGACATGCCAAGTACGAAAGAGTCTTTGATGTCCCCGATTTCACAGGCACCGAGATTGCAATGTTGCAAGAGGCATGTTCCCCGTGAGGGCAAGTATACTTCAAGGCAAACGTTTCCAAAAATTCTCCTAGCTTTGTCATCATATTTTATTTTGTTGAGCCAGATGTCTCCGGATTTGATCCCGTAAAGGATGGCGTCTTTAACTTTGGCATCTGTGGCGTTCCATTTTCCGGGATCGAGATCGACGCATCTTTTAATCCAGGGAGCTTCGGAACGGGGAAGCTGCACGAACTCAAGAATATCGGGGTGGTCAATATCAATATGGGCAACAATTGCGCCGTTCTTATAATGGCCGCCCCTTCTAAGTGTTTCATTTAATACTGAATAAATTTTTGCAAATGAGACTGGTCCACTAGC